ATGAGGCTAAAAGAAGTATCACAGCTTACGGGTATTCCGTATCAGACTTTGCTGGGTTGGGAAAGAGCTGGCGGTTATCGTCGAAATTTGGTTCGATTTTTGAAAAGTTGCGATCGCGCTACGCTTGAAAATCATTTCGTCGAAGCTTCGTCTGACATGGTAGTTGAGAAAGGTGATATTGTCGTTGTCGAAAAAGACGGCAATTTTTCAGTAGTTACTTATCCTGCAGATGGACGGGTTATTTCTATTTTGCAGAAATTTAATAAAATTTAAGCATGGTGGGTTTATAATTTATTTAATGAAATGAGCTTATCCCTTTGGGATTTGAAATTTGTGTTTTAATGAATTCAAAGCTTTGTTTCATTTTATCCCTTTGGGATTTGAAATGATTGTTTTAATGATACCCTTGTAGGGTTTGAGACTCTTATTTTATGTAATTTTTTATATTCTCATATTCTTTTTATCCTCTATATACTGCCGCTCGCAAATGCGTAGCATTCTGTGCGAGTGGATAACTGTTGCGCCGCACCCAAGCGTAGCGTGGGAGTCGGACGGCGCGTCATTAAAAAAAAATTATTTAATTTCGATTTCTATTTTTTCTTTTTCATTTTGTCTTTTGATTGGTTTTTGTTCTGGCTCTTTTTTAGTTTCTTGTGGATTTTCTATGCGTCCTAATTCATTGTATATTGGATCTGTTATTCTATTTACTGTTTCTATCCCTTTATTGATTTCCTCCATTGTTTTTTGTTCTGCTTTTTTTGCTTCTATTTCTGCTTTTTTTGTTTCTATTTCTAGGGTTTTTTCTAGGTTTTGTAGTGCTATTTCATCCCTAATTTTCGTTGCTATAAATATTATGCTCGCTATAATTACTAGTATTATGGCTATTGTTATTAGCCATTTAAGTGGATTTTCCGGTTCTGGTCTTTGGTCTATTAAATCTTCAAATTCGTTCATTATTTATCCTTTATCGTATTGATTTTTTTTGATTCTGCTTTTTCTTTAATTGCTTCTAGTTTTTTAAGATAAATTTCCGTTTCTTTGATCTGCTCATCGAGTGCTAAACCTTGATTAATAAGTCTTATTAATTCTGGTTTTTCTTTTTCCCAGTTGTTTAAAGTCCCTCGGCTTATGTTTAATAATTCTGCTAATTCTTGTCTATTCATTTTGGCATCTTTTTAATATTTTATTAGATTTCGTTCAATTATTAAACATAAATTAAGAATTCTTTGTGTAATATCACAATGTTCGTTTTGTTTAATTATTAGACGAAATGTGTTTTTTTGCTTCCTTATTGTTGATCTTTTAAGCATATTGATTTTAACTAAAGTAAGCAAATTCTACACTTAATTTTCTCACTATGCCGCGACAGAGTAAAGATGTCTAGGGCTGAAGTTAGGCGAATACCACCCGAGCAGGTGGTTAAAAGGCTTAGGGCGGATTGTGAAAATTACTCTTCCTCCCGCCCTTCAAGGTTTAATCGAGTTAAGCTCAATCAAATATAAAGGAAGATTTATGGACTACATTCTGCAAGACTTTAAAGTCTTTTACGAAATTTCAAGCGCTATCGCAAAAAGTGGTGCCAAAGGCGAGATGAATGGACGAGCTTATTCAAGCTCCGTAAAAATTACCGCTCGCAACCGATACGAGGAAGAGAATTCAGTAACTAATTGCGTTGATCTCAAAGAACAAGAGTTAATAGTTCGCATTCTTTGCAAAGATGATCTAACTGCTGGGGTGCTTACCACAAAATTCAATCAGTTTTTCAAAAATAAGGGTATTTTAAAATTTAACGCCGGGCTTCCGTCTTTCAATAGTGGCGCATATACCCTTACTACCGATGAAGATGACGCTTATTGGATAAATTTCTTAAATAACGTTTCTCCTAAGAAATAACAAGCTTTACAAAGCCGATCCGTGCGGTCGGCTTGATAAAGTCTGCGCTGACTTAAATTTTAAAGAAAGGTGTTGCTATGAAAAAGTTGTCTTTTCTAAAAGAAAAATTTTGCTCTGCAAAATCTAAGGTTTTCTTAGCTAGTTGTGTCGGCTTTAGTGCGATGAGTGCTTCTGCTGCTGGTATCGCTATTGACCCCGCTACAGGTGCAGTTACTGGTGACCTAGACAAAACTACGTTTATGGGCGTTGCTGGTGCGGTTTTAGTCCTTTTAGGCATTATTTTCGGTGTTAAAAAGGGTCTTGGACTTTTGCGCTAATCTTTTTCCCTCTGCCTTTCGGTAGAGGGATAAATTTTAAGGTTTTATATGTATGACTTTATCGATTTAACTAAGCTTACAATCTTTGTTAATAGTTTTGTGGCTGTCGTTATTGTCTTTTTTGTTGCTATTAAGCAGGTTACCGTCGCTTTGGATATTTTCAAGAATATGGATTAGTTATGTATAAGCTTGATATATCTTTGGAGCAGTATAACTTTTTAATGGGCTTGAGCGGTATTCTTTGCGCTTTTTTACTCGGTTTATTTATTTTCTTAGTTTTAAGCAAGCTTTAATTTTAAACTAAAGTTTCCTTAAATTTAAAGATTAACGCGCTCCCTTTAAGCGTAGAAAGGAAGAGATATGCAAGTAGGCGTTTTTACCGTAACGGGCGTTTTTTCGTTTGATTATTTTTTCTCGATCATAGTATGGTTTTTGCTTATATGCTTGCCTGTGTGCGCTGGGCTTATACTTTTTGCTAGGAAGTTTTTATAGGGTGTGGGATTATGCTTAATAAGTTAAAATTTATCCCCTTAATTCTAATATCCTTTGCTGCTTTTTCCTTTGCCGAAATTTTTCCAACTGCTTCTTATGATTATCGTTTAAGAATTTCTGCAGCGGGTGATATGTGGCTTTATTATGGAACTTATATGAATGTTATTAGTAAACATTGTCGTTTAAAGCAGATTGAAAAACCTACTACCGAAGTTCCTTATTTCGATAAGACTTCGTTTGAAATAAATTCTTTTTATTCAGATGTTGCTCCACAAACTATTTCCCCTGGCTTTAGTTATTTATATGATCCTTATATCCTTTATAAATATCTTGGCTATGATGATTCGCCTTGTCCTGGTGAACCTTCTAAAACTTGTACTTGGTTTAAATATGATTCTTATCAATTAGCTCAAATTCCCAATGGTGTTTCTTTTGATTGCGTTAGTTGTAATGCTGTAAAAGGCGAATATTTTGACTCTACTACTGGTTTATGCGTGAATAAATGTGAGGATATTACTAATCAATCTGATCGTTTAAATTGTATGTGTAAGCGTGCTGGTAAAATCGGTTATAGCGGTGATTTTGTTACTATGCGAATTTTTCCTGATGGTCCTCACGATGATCATTTTCTTTGTAATTATGGTTGTGAAACTACGAAAGATGATCCTGAAGCTAGACCTAATGGCGATTATACTAAATATAGTGTTAGTTATGACATCAAGGACACTGACCCAAATGCTAATGGTGTCTGTTTTGCTGATGATACTTATGCTCCTAATGCTACGCCTGGTCCAAATCCTAAACCTGATAATCCTGGTAAGCCTGATGACCCAGGCAATAACAATGGCACAAAGCCAGGTGGCGATAATCCTAAACCAGACGATCCAGGTAACAATAACGGCACAAAGCCAGGTGGCGGCGGCGGCGTTGGTGGTGGTAAACCTGATAATCCAGGTAACAATAACGGCACAAAGCCGGGTAATCCCGATAATAATAACAATACAAAGCCAGGTAATAATTATGATAAAGGTAAATTCGATCCTAAAGATTTTGATGATGGCGGTCTCGGTAAGACTCGTGATGATCTGTATAGTGGTATCAAAGATCATTTAAATAATGGCTTATCCAAATTTGACGGCGTAAGAGATGGTATAGACCAATTTATAAGCAATGTCAAGGGTAAAGGCTTCTCTAAGGTTCAATCTGAAATTAAGCGTTCTTGCCCTATTAAAAAAGAAATTCAATTACCCGACGGTAAGCCTTATGAGTTAGTAGTAGATTATTGCGATGCTGTCGCTCCTGTTTCCGAAATTTCATATTATGTTTTTTACGTTTTTTTTATTGTTGGCATTTTTTTGCTTTTGCTTAAATTATATATAGTTTTGCTTTAAGGATATGATATGCCAGCTTTTATAGTAGCTGCTTTAGCTTGGGTTTTTAAAAAACTTGCTTTAGGCGAGCTTGCGGGATTTGTTCTTAGAAAGGTTGTTTTTAGTAAGCTTGTTCTTATTGAAATTGCTTTATTTGCTCTTATGGTCGTGTATTTTGGTGCTTTGCTCGCTATGGCTGTGTTTTTATTCGGTCAATTAGGTGATATTTATGAATTTATAAAAAATCTTACTAATCCTACAAGTTCTAATGAAGTTACTTCTACTGCTTTATCTATTTTGTCGACTCTTGGTGTTTTTAAAGCTTTTTGGGATGTTTTTAATCTTTATGCTCCGTTTCTAATATCGTTGTTCTTGATAATTGGCGCTAAAATGGGTATGAAACTTCTTGAAAAGCTTAGAAAATCGATAAACGAGCTTACTTATTATATTACTTGAGGCTTCTGAATGATAACTTATATTGTTGGCAATCCTGGTAGCGGTAAAACATATTACGCAGTTTTTAAAATTTATCAGCTTTTTGTTTTTAAGCCAAAGGATACTTTTTTATCAAGGGTTATTAAGCCTGAGAAGCAGAAAGAATATTCATATTGCTATACCAATATCAATGGCTTTAAGTTTGATTTGGACGCTAAATTTATAAAATTTGACTACGAAAAATTTTACTCCGATCTTGAGGTTTTATATTTGCTCTATATGGATAAAGTAGGCGATGATATTCTAAACGAAAAAGCCAAAGAGCTAAATTTACACAATGTTTTAATAGTTCTCGATGAGGCTCATAATTTCTTAAAAGCCAAAGAGGATAACATTTTGGTTTGGTGGCTTACTTATCATCGTCATTTATATCAGGATATTATGCTTATTACACAAGATTTATCACTTATAAGTAATGAGTATAAGCGTATAGCTGAGCATTTTTTAAAAGCCGTGGATAGCTCTAAGCGTCTATTCAAGAATAAATTTAGATATATGCTTTACGGCTCTTATAAAATGTATCAAAAAGACGTCATGCAAAAATTTCACGTTCCTTATTTGAAAGAGGTTTTTAATTTTTATCATTCGGGGCAAAACGCTTCTCAAAAATCTTTTGTTCGCAAATTTCTTTATGTGTCATTATTTCTATTTATCACGTTATCTATATACTTCTATTTTTTTGTTCAAAGTTTTAATTCCGATGAAGCTCTTGCCCCTACTGACACCCAGCCTCAAGCAAATTTACCCCAAAGCGATGTACCTAAGGATAACAAACCCTTATCTAACGCCTCTAATCCAAATCCTAATGAGCCTCCTATAGGCTATATCTATCAAATTTATTGCTTTTACGATCGCTGCTCCATTCAAAACGGCACTTACGATCACTTTGATCAGAGATACTTAAATTTCATCTTTTTGCGCTCCCCGCCTAAATTTAACGTGCGCTCGTTTAAAGGTAAAGGTATTACGTATTTTTTTGTTGGCTTTGATAAGCCCGTTTTTGAGAATTTAAAGAAGGAAGAGTTAAACAATGAAAAAGGTTCTTTTTCTAGCGCTATTTATTCTAAGTAGCGCATTCAGTGAAGAGATTAAGCTAAATTTACTTGATTTCGCCAATGTTGCTAGTCATAATTCAAAAATCGATATTCTAATCAGCGATGAGATAGATCCGAATAGTTTTTATTTCTATACGTCTAAGAATTCAGACGTAACGATAAAGCATTTCCGTAAAGCCATAGAAAGCAAAGGCTTAAAACTCATTCTAACGGACGGCTTTTATTACGTCTTTAAGAAAGATAGGGACTATGGTGATGCCAATGGCAGCATTAGCGCCGAGCGTAGGTTAAGATACCTTACCTTAGCCAATAACTCCTATGATGACGCAGATAAGATAGTAAGCAAGATGACTGATCAAAACTCAAGCTATATCCGCTCTACAAACTCCGTAGTCTTTAAAGCAAGCGACGACGAATACAGCGACATAATAGATTTCGTGCAGCGCAGCGATAAAAAGCTCGAGCAGGTAAATTTCAAGCTTACTATACTTGAAACCAATACCAATGATTACAAAGACATAGGCTCGCACCTAAATTCTCTAGGCGACGTCGTTACCCGCTCCGATCTAAACTACTTTATAAATCTTATCACTATGCCTTATAGCGCTGAAACAAACGTAGTAACTACAAAGAAGCGGGGCTTTTATGGAGTGCTAAGCTTACTTCAACAAAACGGCGTAACGACTATTAAACAAAGTCCGTTTCTGGTTGCCAAAAGCGGCGCCGAGGTTTATTTTTCCTCTGTCGAAAACGTGCCTTATCTCACCAACACCAGCACCTACACGCAAAACGGCACTTCGACGCAAAATAGCTATGAATACAAGGATGTGGGCTTGAAAATCAAAATTCGCCCGGTTGTGCTTCAGAATTCAAACGTTGATTTTAGCCTTGATTTGGTCGTTGAGGACCTGCTCGATTCACAAAACACCCTTACGCCGCGCACGAGTAAAAAGGAGCTTAAGTCGAATTATAGCTTAAAGCGGGGCGAACTTCTTGTTTTAAGCGGCATCAACAAAGACGTTGCTTACTCAAAGCGTAACGGCGTGCCTCTGCTAAAAGATATACCGATACTTAAGTATCTTTTCTCTATCGAGCAAAATTATAAAAGCACCAGTATTATAACCCTCACAATCGAGGTGAATTAA